CAATATATTTTAACAATATATTTTAACAATATATTTTAACAATATATTTTAACAATATATTTTAACAATATATTTTAACAATATATTTTAACAATATATTTTAACAATATATTTTAACAATATATCTTTAAATACTTTTATTTGAATTTTTAAATATATTTTTATAAAAAATAAAAAAATAAATATTGCATTATTTAAAAATAATAATATCTGAAAATTATTATTTATTATTATTTATAAAATCTTAACTGTATGCATTTAGATGTAAATTATTGTTATAAGATAATATATTTAATAAATCTAAAAATATTTATTTAAAATATTAATATTAGTTATTTTTATTGTAAAAATGTCATTAAAAATTTTATTTTAAAAAAAAAAAAAATCTTGTTAATTTATTATATTAAAGTTTCTAGCATTGTGTATATTATAAAAATAATATTATTTATAATCTATTGAATCTCAATTATGAGACAGTTTAAAAATATAAAATAAATAATAAAACATGTATAAAAATATTTTCATAAATAAAATTTTAAATATTATTGTAATGAATAATATATATATCAGTTTAAAAAAATAAATATGAACGAAAAAGAATAAGACCTGCAACTAGTGAAAGATAGTATTATGGTAAAAAAATAATTTTGTTTTAAACTTTTTATACTATACAATGATGACACATAAATATAATTTATAATCTTATAAGTTTTTAGATATAATATCTATAAATTAGTTATCTTTATGTGCTAATTTTAATATGTTTATATTTAAAATTTAAAAAATTGAAGTCTTAATGTTCTAGTATTGTATCAAAATGTATAAAAATAAAATATTTTATTATATAAATATATTATGTTAAGAAAACAATATGGAGAAATGATAATAAAAGAAGGAAGTATTTTATATCATACTAGTGATCATAAGTTTAAATATAAAGATGATAAACCCGTGTTATTTTGTACATTTCATCCATCTGAATATACAGGAAACAATAAATATTTACATTATGTTAAAATTAAAAAAGATATAAGTTTATTGTTTATGATAAGTGATATTAAAGATATAAAAATATATTCTGCATTAAATAATTTAATAGAATATCCTAATAAAAATTTAGCAAAAAAGCACGATTATATATTAAAAATTTTGGAAATAGATTTTAAAAAAGAAAATTTTGATGGATGGTTTTCATCTATTGAAAATAAAGCAAATGTTGAAGTAGCATTAAATAATAATAAAGATATATATGAAGTTATTGAAACAAAATTATTAAAACATAATTGGAACAATGGACATTATGATGATGAAAATAAAATTATATTAAAAAAATGGGGAAAAATTAAAATTAGTACTATTGAAATACCAATTATTTTAAATATAAATAAAAAATATGAAATAAAATCTAAATTTTTATCAGAATTTATATTTCAAATAATATTAAATAATGGAATTATAAATTATATTCATGATTGAATAAAATAAAAATAAGTTTATATTTCTATTATAGTCAGTCCAGTTTAAAATTGTGGCAAATTTTTAAAAAACCAGTTTTAATCAAGTCTGATATAAATAACTCTTTCGAGTCTATCTGTTTTATAACACTCTTAAAGAATGTTTACAGACAAATTTAAAAACCCATTTTTTGGTGGGAAAATATTTTAAATAAATATTTTAACTTCTTCTATAAATAAGGGTAATGATATAACAGGAGAAAAAAAATTTACGAAGTGTACTTTTATCTTAATTTAATATATTAAAATGTCTTTAAATATTATTTTGAAACTTATTATAATAAATTAACGAGATAAATTTCTAAATAAAATTTAAATAAAATTTTTTTATTTAAAATTAATTTTTATTATATTATATAACGATATAAATTATAAATAATAATATTTAACTGTAGAAAAATATTATTAAGTTTCTAGCATTGAAATTAAATTATTAAAATAAAATTTAACACAATTTTAAAATGAATTTATTATAATTTATATAAATATAATTATATATATAATTATATATATAATTATAAATGAAATTTTTAGTATATGGCGCAAATGGTTGGATTGGATCAAAAGTATTTAAACTTATAAAAGATGAAAATATAGAAGTAATAGAAGGTATATCTCGTGTAAATGACGTAAATGCATTAGAAAATGAAATTAAAAGTGTATTACCTACACATGTTATATCACTGATTGGTAGAACACATGGTATATATAATGATAAAGTTTATGGAACAATTGATTATTTAGAACAACCTGGAAAACTTATTGAAAATATCAGAGATAATTTATTTTCACCAACTGTATTATCCTTATTTGCACAAAAATATAATTTTCATTTTACTTATTTAGGTACTGGATGTATTTTTGAATATGATCATGAACATCCATTCGAAAAAGAAATAAATGGTTTTACAGAAGAATCATTACCTAATTTTTTTGGTTCATCCTATTCAATTGTTAAAGGTTTTACAGATCAATTAATGCATTTATTAGAAAACAATGTATTAAATGTAAGAATAAGAATGCCGATCACTGATGAATTTAATCATCGTAATTTTATAACAAAAATAACAACTTATGAAAAAATATGTTCTGTTGCAAATTCTATGACAGTATTAAATGAATTGCTTCCATTAATGATTGATATGGCTAAAAATAAAATTACAGGTACTATTAATCTTACAAATCCAGGACTAATTACTCACAATGAAATATTAGAATTGTATAAAGAAATTGTAGATCCATTATTTACATGGAATAATTTTACGATTCAAGAACAAAGTACAATTTTAGCATCATGTCGTTCAAATAATTTTTTGGATACAATAAAATTAGAGACTATGTATCCAAATGTTAAAAATATTAAAGATTCTGTAAGAGATGTTCTTATGCAGATGGTTAAAAATAAATTATAATGGGGCTTGTTTCACAACAAAAACCCCTTTTTTATCCCCCCCCCCCTATTTAGGCAATCCATGATGCAAGATCAGGTGTCACTGGAATAGTGACATTCACTGAGTATGGAAATTCAATTTCAGGAAATTCAATTTTAGAAAACTCAAGGTTGGAGTCTCCTACTGGATCAATGCCATGTACCTTAACGATTGTTGCAGCTTTTCGTGGATCAAAGTACATCGTACCGGTTTGCGCGACACCCTCTTTTTTAAGAGCATCAGTATCACCATGGGCGATGTTGAGGACGACACGTGCAGACAAGAGGTCGAACAACTTCCTGCGGAAGTGTTTATCCTCCGGATAGAAAGTAGCGAACAGCTCGTTCGCAAGTTTATCTTTGCCTTCTGGTTCGGAGTCTTGAACACCTAGTAATTCAAACAGAAATTGAGTGAAAGATTTCCCTTCCTCTTTTCCTGGATGAGTCACTGTGAAGTTTGCATGCGTTGAGCATGCATTGTTCGTGACCACGTGTATTCCGGCATGGGGGTTTTGGGCCAACCACTTGAGCAGTTCTTCAAACCCTTCTGGGCAGTACAACTGGTTCATGGTGGCAATGGGTAACCGTCCTCTCAGTGCTGGACTGGCTAAGGTTGTCACTTTTTCGTGATCGGTTATACCCCCCATCACAACTAGATGAACAGCCTCACGAGGTGTGCCATCACTGTTTCTTGTGAGTGATTCTACGAACTCTCGGTGAAGAAAAGCTTGCGCCGGTCCAGCAACATGAATGATGAGGATTTTCGCGTTAGGGATTACTAATGTTTGCTTTGCGTCGTCGTATTTACGATAAATAGCATTTATCTCTTCCTCAGAGACCTTGCAGGAATCCAATGGACCCATCAGGTTAGATAATTCGGACGCCCAGATGAATCCGAAAGGATTTCTGGTGTTAAACAAGAGGTTACCCTCTGCGTCTCTGAAGACAATCGAAAATTTTCTTCCAGCTACCTTATTATAGGTATGGAAGAGAGTGTGAAGGGTGTAGACGTATCTTTTCAGAACATCTACAGCGTCATGCTGTGACACATAATCGTAGTCTCCGTTTTCACTTGCTTGGTTCATTCGATTGAACAAGTTACATTTCTGCTGTAAAGACAATTCCTTACCATCGACAGTCTTCTCACTATTGATATAGGCAATGTCTTTCTCAAAGACGCGAGGAAGGCGTGTAGCCGGTATAGCGTACGCTTTTGATAAGAACACAAAATGCACAATGTCTCCATCGGAACCGTGTACAAGACACAAAAAGTTGAGAAGATCATCCAAATCGGATATGTCTCCAAAGTTGACAATAATTGTCGATTTTCTGGGTATCAAGCTTTCGCTTACACCCATTTTTTCGGCGACTAAGTCTTTACATTTAGGAACAGACAGGTATTGAGACATTTCTAAAGAACAAGACTAAGACTGAGTAAGTTAATATAGACTAAGACGATTATTTAATTATTATATTGAATTAATATTTAGATATTTTTAACCGTCAATTTTTTTAAAAAATACTTTATGGATTTTTTTTATATATTGAGAAAAATAAAGATATATATGATGTTATATTTAAAATATTATTCATCTAAAATAGTATATGTAATTTCAAAAGTATAACTTAATTGCATTTTGTCTTGTATTATAAATACTTCATCCTTTAAATAACTAGATAATTTGTTATATGGATAATTTATTTCAATAAAAGATGTACATTCATCATTATTCTCTTTGCTTGTTATATAATATCCACCATTGTAAAATAAAGATTGCGGATCATTATTATTTGATCCTCTTAAATTACTTCTAGATATTCCTATACTAATATTTTTATATTCAGTTAAAGACATTTTTTCATTATGGTTATAAATAACAATAACTGATTTTCCAGAAAAGGAATCTATCTTAAAATAATAATATTTATTCATTTTTTTATCATATAATATTATATAATAATCTTTGTTTATAATTGGTACAATATCTTTAAAATAAATAGGAATATTTTTCATTTCACCTAAATCATTTTTTTTAAAATAACATGCAGAAATTTTTAATTTATTGTTTTTAAAATCATATAGTAATGTTGATATATGTATATAATCTTCTAAATATACTATATGTTCATGTGATGGCCGTGTATCATAAAAATAAATTAAATCACCAACTAATAAAGAATTACTATTTTGAATCAATAATTTTGTAGATAAATATTTATCACTACCTTCCATACATTTTTCAATATATAATTTATCTATACCAAAATTAAATAATTTTCCATTTTTATTCACAAAATTTAATGTTAGTTTATCATTAAATATAGAATCATATATTAAATTTTCAGTTGTAGTTAATGTAATAAAATTTGTTTGTATAATAGAGGATGAAATGATTAATTTAGCAAAAGCATTATTTACAAATATATTATTACTTTTATACATACCTTTTAATTCTGGAATAACAACATATATGTAAGATTCTTTATGAATATTTATTACATTTGGTACATTTACAGATATTAATCTTATACTTTTAATATTATTAAATGTTTCATTTATATTCATATTACCATATGAAATAGTTTTTTCAAACAAGATCAATGTATCATTATTATCATAATAAGTATTATAAGTAAAATTATTATCATCATTATGTATTAATTTAATTTGAAAAGATGTTTGTAAAGGAAATTCATATAAATCTCTATAAGACGAATCAATAGTAAAAATAAATTTTTTTTCAACTGATAATA